GCTGCCATAGCAGGTTGACCGTGAACCTTGTCCCAAATGGCTACATCAATGAAATTGTCTTTGTACTGATACAGATATTCAATCAATGCTATTTTGTTTCCTGCTAAACTTTGAATATTGCAAATCAAGTAATCCGCATTCATCAATGCATTATTTGTAAATCCAATCAATAAATCTAAATAATCAGATTGCTTTTGATTGTCGTTATATTCATTGTATTTATTGTCCGTTGTGTGTGTGTTGCCACTCAATAATTCGCTTTTACCCGCATTGTATGGTGGAGATGTAAATGCAATATCAGCTTTCTCCCCATCCATCAGCCTTGCGACTGCATCGCTATCGGTAGAATCCCCACACAGCAGTCGGTGCTGGCCTATCTCTATCAAGTCGCCAAGTACGATGTCTGTTTTTATTTCGGATGGTGCTTCGTAGTCATCTTCCTCTGCTTCGAGTACGGGCGTGTTGTCAAATGGCAAATCAAGCCCCCAGTCCTGTAATAACTCGGCATCCCATTCGTTCGCTAATATATCCCAGTCCCACTCACCGAAGCCGACGTTATCTTTGATTATGAATTCCGCCTGTTGCTCTGGCGTTAGGTTATCGGCAATAACAATAGGCACCTCTGTAAGCCCAGCGGCCTTGCACGCCTTTAAGCGCATATTGCCTCCGAGTACAACCATATCCGCATCCACAACAATAGGACGCAGGTTTAGCATTTCGGGGAACTCCTGGATTGACTTTACCAGCTTCTTGAATTTATCGTCTTTGATAATTCGTGGGTTGCTCCTATTCGGCAACACCTTTTCAATTTTAACAATTTCAGTATTCATTCTCCAATGATATTGAGTTGGTTTGTAGGATGTTGCGGAATACGGATTGCGCTTGCTTCCAAAGGATCAGTTCGTATTCGTGCTTGGCTTCCTGTACCATCGTGTGAAGGAACAGTTCGGTTTCCCAGAGAGAGTTCCAAGCGTCCTCTGAACGGACGGCACGTTTGAATACGGTCTCCTCGGCTGGGGTCTCGACCTTGTAGGTTAGTGTGGCTTTCATTTTAGGTAGTTGTAATATGAAATGCTTTCGTTTATTACTTCAATTTCATTTGCTTTGCCTGCTGCTTGCATAGCAAAGATACCATCTGCCTCATATACGTTGGTGAATTTCAGTTGCTTGGCGATTTTATACTTAACCATAAAGGAGGCGGTGTCGATATTACCAATCTTTGGCTCGCCTGTTGCTCGTAGTCGGACGGTGCCGTCCTTGTTCTGCTGCCCCCACGTTACCATATCTGCGCTCACTCCTTTGATCTGGTCGTACCAGTTCGGGTGGATGAGGTTGTCATCATCTAAAAAAAGAACGTAGTCATCTGGCTTGGCCTTGAGGCGGGAGAGCATTTCGTTTCTTATCGGGTTGCCCCAGTTGCCAGTGAATTGTGAGGTGTACCATTTGCCTCTTGATTCCACGCCTGTTGATTTGTCAAAGGCAACCTTCCAGTTGCAATTCGCAGGGATGCTTGGCATTATCATAACGAGGTTCCACGGGCGGGAGCAAGGCGTGAGGATGTGTATCATTTGGCACGGATGTAGTTCACGCATTCGTTGAAGGCGTCATCATTCATATCCTCGCTCTGGAACTCCAAAAAAAAGTCCTTCCCCTTTCTGCGGTATACCTCGTAATGGTGCAGCATAATGCCCGCCATTGAGACGTTGATACGCATAACGTAGTACGACCCGATTACGGTGTCAAGGGTGAAGCCGTGATAGGTACTGTAAGTGGATTTCATATAGGTACTCTTTTGAAAGTTTCGTTCCGAAGTCGGCTTCGTGGTGGCAAGGTCGGCATAACGCCATAAGGTTTTCAATTACGTCTCGGATCTTGCTCCCTCCCATCCCTCTGGGTTGGATGTGGTGGATGTCCACCGCACGGCCTCCGCACACCTCGCAAGGCACGAACTCCACGGGCGATAGCCCTGTGGCATCAAAGTATACCTTCTTGTGTTTTACCATAACGCTCACCTAAATAAACCGCTCCGAGGACTTTTGTGATGCGAAAGTCAGTTGCCGCCTGTAAATCGTAGCGTCCTTTGATTTGATTGATGCACTCCTCATCTGTAACTACAAAGCGGTACTGCTCCCATCGGCTGGAAGCCCAGACCTTTTTTGTGTGCTTCTTTCGGCTCTTGGTGTAACTGATTTCCAAGTCAAGCATCCAGATAGCGTTACTCATTTTCGGCTCTTGCTATTTCGCTGGCCTTATCCTCGTACCATTGCGCTTTCAAAATGTCCTGCTCCACGGGGTTATTGGGTTTGCGCCCTGCTCGCATTCGGTATTTGAAGGCATTGATTTCGCAATAGGCAATAAAGGCAGCTGGCCCCCAAATGTCCAGCATCATTTCCCATACCTCCTTATTATTTTGCTTGTAGTGATCGGGTCGAACCTCGCTCATTTTATTCAATGCTTAAATTGTTCGCTTGTAAAAGCGTTCGTATATCTTCTCTGACTTGATCATAGCAGCTGTACTCGCACTCGTTCAGCAACCCGTGCTTCAATTTACTCCGCAGGTCTTGGTCAAGTTTCCAAAGGACGTGCTTGAACACACCGCCGTGGACGGCCTCCGTAAACTCTGTCTCCTCGTCGGGGAGGGTGAACTCCAATACGGCTTTCATAAGGCAAAGAATAGTTTACCTACGATTGCAGCAAGGCCGCCAGCCAAAGTGTACACAACGTCCCAGATGCTATCATTGTAGTCGGTGCGTTTTTCAAATATGATTCCCTTTAATTCTTTTGCGAATGCTGCTGCGATAAGAATCGGCCAGCTACCCGTAACGGCAAGGATTGCCATCCCAGCCCAGAAGTGTGCGATATGGTCTATTTTCATTTCTCGTTGGTGTTAGTATCCCACTGGTATTCGCACTTGCCATCCTCAATAGGTGGGTTCATAAAGTAGGATTGCCACATTCCCGTAGGGGCGGTGAAGCGGTAGCACGTTTCTTTTAGTTCGCACCCTTCCCCCGTGCATTTAGTAATGTCAGTCATTTTGTAAAGGTTAAAGTTGACCGATAATGGTATAGTTGTCAAGCTCTGGGTTGTCATTTCCAAGGAAAAACTCCTTGTACAGTTCAATCGCCTCTTGCACTTTACGCTCCCCCTCTGCTACAAATTCGGGAGAGACGGTGTAGATGCCAATATCAAGCGATGATTTGTCAATAGCAATGAAGATGAATTTATCAATCGGCACCCCAAAGAGACGGGTGTAGATGAACGCTTGTACATCATAAAAATATTTTCGTGCTGAAAAAGGGAAGGCACGCAAATCTTGTGTCGTTTTCAAATCTGCAATAAACCCGCTTGTGTAGATGTCCGCCTTCGCACGGAAGGGCAGCCCTCCTATCATACCAACCTGTGGTACCTCGTACTCGCAGTCATTAACGTAGTCCATCACCTGCTCGTTGCGCAGTAGTGCGTTAGCGATTCTCTCGGCTTCGCTGAACTCTTTTGCCGTAATGATTTTTTCGCCTTTCTTTTTTGCCTCTTGCCAGATTTTAGTGTTCTTGGATTGCACGTCAATCACCTCGTATTCCTTTACAAGGTCGGGTTGCAATACCATCAAATGAACCAGACGCCCCACGGAGAACGCATCAGAGTCCTCCTGCCCGTATTTTGTGACGTAGTGGTATGTCTTTGGCGAAGAGAGCAAGAGCTTTGCTGCGCTGCTCGACAAGGCCGTGCGGCCGAGGTGCCCGTAGTAGAACGAGTCATCCAGCATCTTCTCTTTGAGGGTGACGGTGTCCCAGATGGAGCCGTCAAGTAGTTTGATTGTTTTCATTTCATTATTGCTTTATACATCTCGTTCACGTCAAACGGGAGGTTTGGTTCGTATGGGTGGTGAACAAAGTCCACGTCGTAGAACGTACCGTCTGGAGCATCGCAGCTGTCAACGTCAACGTGCAGCTCGTATTCCAACATATCATCAACAGATTTGAATCCTGCCCAGTCAGCGAAGATTTCATTCCAAGAGCGAGGGGGTACATCCTCTGGGGCGATACCGATACGCTCGGCATAGTCCATTAGAAAGTCGGCTGACAGTCGCATAGGGCTACAAGTATGATTTGAGGAAGGAGAACAACTGCGAAGGCAGCTGCCGAGAGGATGAGCATCCACGCCAAAGGGACGGTGATGTCAATGATTAGGTTCTGGAGTTTGTTCATTTTGATTGGTTTTAGTTATTTGATGAAGCAAAAATGAAAAATAAATTCGAGATAAAAAAATTTATTTACATTTTTTTTTGCTTCAAGTCGTAACTTACTGAAACACCACACATTAAATTTGTGCGCTTGGTGTTGATTACACCTATTTCGTGGCGTAATTTATCACCTTATAGGTGGGAAGCAACTCCAAATCAGCCAACTCAATACGGGTGATGACGTCCAAACGCCCGTCCCGCTGGTACAACTTGAGGTACGCCTGTTCTTTTGGAACGAATACCTCCTCCAAAGTCATCTCAATCAGCTCTGCCAACTGCGAGCGAGATACCACGGCGAACCCACCAAGAGAGGCAAGCTCAAAGGCAATGTACCCAGCGTGGCCGTAGAGCCACCCAGCGTTGCCTCTGACGTTCTTTAACTCCACCCAGACCTCTTCGTTCTGCTTCTGTCCTTTGACGTCAACAGAGGTCTCCCCTTGAGGTCGGGTGATCCAGTAGTCAATGTGCAATTCAATGTCCTCTTGCCTGCTGCTCTTGCGGCAGCGGTACCCAAGTGCTTCGCAAGCAAGCACAAACCTATCTTCTCCCTGCTGGCCTACCTCTCTGGACTGTGCCCAGCGGGCATCACTCACCATAGGTGTCGTATAAATTTTGCAGGTCACGAATCCATCCCGCCCACAATTTAGGTGAGCAAGTGCAAGGCACTATCATTTTGTGCTGGAAAGTCCGTGCGTGGATGCGGGCAATCTCCTCCCGCTCCACAGCGGTCAACTTGTGTTTGCCTAAGATCGTGCCCAAGAAGGTGTACTCCGCCTGCTCAAGGCAGTGCGGCTGCTTAATGGGGAACAGCTTATTCAGCTTTGCCTTTCGGGCATCGCAACCGCAGTCAACTCCAGTAACCTCGGAGAACCATTCAACGGCTGCTTTGATTCCTGTTGATTCCGTGATGGTTTCAATTACGTCTCCCGCCCCTTTTGGCTTTCTGCCACGCTTCGTAGTCGGCTTGGATGTTGGTTCTGATTTCATTTTTTGCTTGTTTTAATGTGTTGCGAATTGAGTCCCGTGAGATGCCGATGGAGCGGTTCATTTCGCTGATGCTCATCTCTTGGTTTATTTCCAGTATCATACGGTCATACCAGCGGATGACCTCCACCTGATCCTTGACGGAGTTTAACAGCTGCTCATAAGCCATATCCTCCTCGTAATTGTACTCGTTTTCGGGTTGCCGTAGCCACTCATCCATCTCGTACATATCCCCGAAGTTCAACTTGTGCAGGTTCTCTTTTTGCTTATTTAGTTTTATACACAGATTGATGCAGGATCGGTACACAAAAAAAAAGTTCACCTCTCCGTTCTGGATGAAGTGAACCTTTCCTTCCTCGGCAAGTTGCAAAAGGCGAATGAACACCTCCTGCACCACGTCCTCGGCTACCTCCACGCCAACGTAACCCTTGGTAAAATTTATCAAGACCTTACGCTTCTTTGCGTAGAACTGGGATATTAAATCATTTGTTTTAATGTACCTAATTTTTGACGCAAATGTAGCACTTCTTGCTGCAACATAACTACTTCCGTTGATTTCTCCGCCAAACGCTGCTGCATCTGGGTACGTTCTTTTACCAAAGTTTCAAAGTCAAGGTGGTCTACAACCTCCTCCGAGTTGATAATTGACTGAGCTATCTGATAGCATCTCCAGTATTCAGCGTCCTTTCGGAACTCTAATTTCATATAGTGAATCACCGTAGCGTGAGTCCGCCCCATCTGCTTAGCCAACTCAACCAATGTGTATCGGTTACGGAATGAATGCGTGAATGCGGTTCGTGCCCGCACGTTTACAAGCGTCCGTCTACCGTCATCTATGTGGTCGGCGAGTACGCAAAAATCTTTATAGTTCATATTTTTTTTGTAGTTCAAGTTCAAGCTGCAAGACCTTCTGTTCGAGTGCCTGCTTCTCAACTGACATCTGGTAGAATTTCATTGATATTTCATTGTGGAATTGTCGGTACTGTTCAATGGTTCGGGACGCATCAAAGACATTTGTGAAGTGTTGTATCTCGTTATGGCCGTGTGTCTCCAGAAGCCACTGCGCCGTGGTGCCGAGGTCGATGACCTTCTGCTGGAGAAAGAACTCAAACGGTAGCACAGTTCAGTAAATTTTGTCCGTCAACCGTGAATCCTACGTTGCCCATCATTGAAGTCAGTACAATCGGGTTGTCGTATGGCGTGATGCGCCCTCCCGTCTCCGTCTCTTTTACCTTTCGGATGTGGATGTGTGTATGCTTCCAGTCCGTAGGGTGGCCAGAGTACCTGTGAATTACAACTACACAGTCCGAGCGGTTGCCCCACTTGCCCCCGTGTTCAATATCTGCGATACCGACGGGCATCGGTAGGCGTGCGTATTCGTGTCTGTCGTGGTGGACTTTCCGCATTGCCTCCGTGACTGGGTGAGTGGACAATATCAAGGTGACTTTCTCCTTGTGGGAGAATACCCGAAAGGCACTTGCTACCTCGTAATGGTATTCGTGCATTGACGTCTTGCCCAATACGCTCTGGTCTGTACGGAGGGAGTTGTACGGGTCAATAAAGGCACCCGTGTAAGGCCACTCGTTCAGTACCTCGTTAAAAATTTGCAGGAGCTCGAATGCTGAAAGGATCTTGTTCGGGTTTATGAACTTAAAGTATTCGTCAATGAAGCAGAGGTCGGAGTGCATCCGTGCCTCTGGGATGAGGTTGATCGGCTGGGCGTGCAGGAACTCAATGAGCTTTCGCTGGATACTGTGAACCTCGTTCTCTGCTGTGTAGCAAAGCCACTTCTTTCCGTGGGTGATGGATTGCATCAGCATCAAGTAGAACATCGTATGCGTCTTGCCCACGTTGGCGTGACCCGTGCATACTATAAACTCCCCCTCCTTGAATCGTAGGAACTCGTCTATCTTCTCGTTGCCGATTCGGCCCATATCAAAGTAGGAACCTTTTTGTGCCCGTTCGAGGTACGGGCTTGTGTCCGTGATGGACATAATATCTGGATGCATAAGATTGGTTTTTGCAAATAAACAAAATAAATTCCAGATGCGGGAATTTTTGCGGTCGGGGCTGGACTCGAACCAGCATTGCCAAATGAGGCAACAGTTGTACTGCAACACCCGACCAAGTGGGGAGGTGCATCACTACCCCCCCAGAGCCACCACCAAACCAATCAGAAAGGTGACTCTTCTACTGCTTGGCGTATCGCCATGTGCGCCTCTGGCTTGACCTCTTTTTTCTCCAGCCAAGCGTTGAACCGCTCCGCAAGTTCAAGGATATTGTCCGTAGGAATTGACTTGCCTGCTGCTGCGTGAGCTGCTGACAGTTCAATCGCTGCCTTCAAAGCTACTTGACGCACGATAGATGCGGTACGCTCGGCATCATTAGCCCGTGGTGCGCCTGTTGGTCGGCTCCAGTTACCGCCTCCAGCACGCTCGACCTTGATCGTGCCACGCTCGTTGATGGTGCAGGTAATGTCCTCGCCTACTTGATGCGGTGCATCTTGGCTTTTGGAGAACAACGTACCGCTTTGGCCGTTGTCAAATTGAACTTGAAATTTGTAGAACGTGTTGCCGTCATTAGACACCCACGTTCCGTTCGGGGAAATTGATACAATCTTCATTTTAGATTGGTTTTGTAACACCACTCGGAGGCGGGTGTCAGTGCCTTAATTCGTTTAAGAGCGTTTGTTTTAGCACGTCGTTCTCGGCTTCAAGGAACTCCATTCGAGAGGCCATTGCTTCTACTCGGTGCTGAAGATACTCTACCATTTGCTGCGCCGCATCTTGCGACCAGTTTGTGCGGGTTCCGTATTCCATTAAATTGCAAGGATTACTTGGCAGTTGCCACGGTGGAAACAAGCAAAGATATCGTCTGACAGGTCGGCCGTCCACTTAGGGTTGTCGATAAGTTGATCAAACGTATCTTGATCGTAATGCATCTGGAGAGATACCCTTGTGCAGTCCACTACGAGGGCGTAGTAGTTGGGGAACATATTGCTTAGCGCAACCAGCTTTCTAACGTCTGCTTTCATTTGATTGGTTTTAATTGTTTGATGAGGCAAAGTAACAACGTAGAGTTGGAATAAAAAAATATATTTACATTTTTTTTCCAATTATTTTTAGAAGCCCAGTGTTTGCAGGCAGTTGTGAGTCCTTTTGAATTGTCAATTTAGTAAAGTATTTGGAGGTATCATCAACACAACCGCCCCAATATCGGAAAGCATCGGCACCAAACTTGATAGCCGTAATGCAGTTGTCATTGTCGTATCGGTAATTGTGGGTGAGGTGTATCTCGTAAGACGAAAGAACCACCTTTGGCAGCTGGGCAAGCTGTACCAAAAGGTGATTGCGGATAAGGTCTCCCTCTTTTTTTCGGATAGCCCAGTGGGCACCCGAATAGTATTTGTTTAGGGATGGTACCTTACCAAGCGTAAGTTCATACGAATGACTCTCCGTAGTTGCCGTGTTGAGCTTCTTCATACCTGTTTGATTTCTTTAAGTTCTCGGAAGCCCACAACGGTTGCAAGTTGGTGTAGTGGTTTAGTTCAATTATCTCTTGCTCGTTTCTTGCTAACGAAATAGGTTTGATATGATCAACGTGCCATTGACCGTAATTATCCCAAGTCATACCTTCTTGAAATTTTGATTCCATATACGACTTAAAGGCAGACAAGTCAAGACCAAGCATCTTTTTTGTTCTGGTAGTTTTGTTTGCTCTAATTGCCTTGCAGTAAGACCTAACACGCTGGCGAAGATTGAAAATAAGCCGAAACAATGGGTCTGTCTTCAATCGGTTTTTAATATACTCGCGGGCGTAATCATCAAACTTTTTCTTGTTGCTTAAATAATAATCTTTCTTTTTTTTTGAAATATCATCTTTCTTATCATTCAAGTACTGACTCCTGTTAGCCTTATTGGTATAGTAGTATTGATTCTTGCACTCCTTGCAACTTGAATCAAGCCCACCCTTAATTACCTTTTTTACATAAAACAAATTACAAGGTTTCTCAACCTTGCACTTACTGCAAACCTTCGTAGTGATCTCCATTATTTCCATTCTGAAGAATTGCCCGCCATCTTGATTCCTCCTGCCGTTCGATACTTTCGTTCGTCTCTGGAGACGCTGGCTGATTTGTGGTAGTCACAGAATCCGAAGTGGTTGAGGAAGGAATTGGTGTAGTCGTTCTTGGCTTTGCCCTCTTCGACTTGTAGGTAGTAGTCACGTTTGCGGTGGTCTTTTTTCATTACGCAAACTTCCTAAAAAAAAAATTAAGAAAAAAGTTGCGTATTCCAAATTTTGGTTTATTTTACCAAAGTAAGTAGTATATAACTTAGTTACTTAGTTAAGTTAGTTAGTTCTTTAAGAACTACTTACTAAACAACTTAGAACTAAAGAAAATAAATAAAAGAAAATTAGAGCCGTTTTAAGGCACTTAAATATCAAAGTAAGGAAAACGCCCACCTAGATAAAGAAAGTCCCGCAAATCGCTTCTAAATACCCTCTATCGCCTTCTGGCTCCCTCTATTGCGAATAACATCGCAAGCAGGAAGCAACAGATGGAAATGAATATCCACGTCCGAACTGGTTTTTCGCTCGGCTTGATGGTGGTCTTAACCCACTTAGTCACTCGGATGGTGTCTGGAAGGCAGATCGCTTTGAGTCGGATGGTGTCAAACTTGCGAATCAAAGTCACTTGGATGTTGTTCTTTTGGACAACTACGGAGTCGATGTCCTTGAGGACAAGGGTGTCAAACAACCTGCGCTCTTTGGTTACGATCACCGTGTCCCACTTCTCTTGGGTAACCTGCGCTCCCTTTTTGATTGCTTTTTTTAGGTGCCAGTTAGCCGAGCAGCTACCCAGAGCAAGACTCGCAATCAGGATTATCAATGCTGCAAGCAGAGGGTGTGGGTATCTCTTCGAGTTCATTGAGCCAGTCGTTAAAGTTTGACGTATTTGGTGACTCCATTTTTCTTGGTTGCCTTTAAGATTTCCTTTCTGTTTTTCTTTGCGTAGGAAACGTGAACCCAGTCGGGTTGCTCCTTGTCCCCGAACTCCCAAATGAGTTGATCGAACTCAAGCGTCTTAATGAATTGAAACAGAGCAGCGTTGTCCTTGCATTGCAGGTCAGCGGCTTCGCCTTTTATATGCTGGCTTGTACGACTTCCACCGATTGCAGCATTGACCCTTGCATTACGGAACCCAGAGGTTACGGTGATTGCACCGATCGCATCACGGGCGGGCTGCAAAATGTTTACTGCCAGTAAACTCAACGCTTCCTTCTGCTCTGCATTTGGCTCGTTGTGTATGCCCGTCTTGGTGACGCACAGTTCTTTGAGGGTAAAGTTCTTTGTCATAATGTTTCTTTCAAGTACCAAATTTGTAGCATTATGTTACTTTTAAGTCACTTTGCTTTGGGTGGGGTGGGTTTGTCCTTTGCGTCCTTGCTCATCATCAAAGCGAAGCCGCCCATAAGGAAGGCACTGTACTCGGCGAGTGTTGCTTTCTCAAACCATACCAGTACCATACCAAGAGCCATCAGTATCAAGCCGATGGTCGTGGTCTTGGGGTTACGGAAGATCCTATCAATCATTCTTAATATCCCGATTCCAACGCCACAAGGTATAAACGAAGGAGGTTAGCATTACTACCATTCCTGCTATCTGGTGCACCTCGGCTATTGTTAATCCACCTACCGCTAAACTCCAAGACGTCGCTACTGCGCTTGTACTATCGTGTTTCATATCTCGAATGGGGCTGGGGGTTGGCAGTATTCGGAATCTGGATTCGCCACGCAAAACGCTTGGGCGTATTCGGTATCTAACGTGTAACCAAAAGAGTTTACTCCTACGGGGTTAGGCCACACCAACGCTGCATCGTAAGCGGCAAGAGCCGTATCCTGCCAAACAATATCTACGGCGTACAACGGGTCGGTTACTTCGCATACGGGAAAGCCCTCGGCATTGGTTCCCCATTGCGTACATAGGTGGCCAATTTCTACCACGCAGGAAACGAGGTCTTGGTTCCACACAAGCTCTGTTCCTTCGAGTGTTGTTACTTCTACTTGTATTGCTTGCTTGGCTGTTGCCCAGTCAGCAAATTGGTACTTCCTAAATATCATAGCGTGGTAAGTGTTGCGAGTTCGGCGTTAGTAAGACGGGTCTTGAATAGTAGGATTTGATTTGTTAAACTATCTGTTTCTGCACCTGTATCTATGTAATTACCGCCATATTGAAAACGTGAAGTAGCTCCAACTCCCCCGCTTGTATCGGTGCCAATTTGCACTCCGTCTACATATAAAACGAAGTCGTTGTTTTTATATGCTCCAGCAATTTTATGCCGTCCACTTGAAAGTGCGATACTTGTAATGTTGGCAACAGTTGAGCCCGCTGTAATTACGTATAGAATAGGGGAATTATCTGTTTGTAGGCCGATAAATATCCAGTTACTTGCTGTCCCGTCACTTATATTCAAACGCACGGGGCTGTCTGTTCTTAAAGTTTTATTTACG